CTACCTGTCCCCGCCGCCCTGCACCGTCACGAGGCTTGCCGTGGCCGTTTCCGTGGTCGCATATGCCGAAACCGCAACAGACGAAACACCCGTGACAGCCTCCGAGAGCGCTACACCGGCTACCGCCGTGGGAATGCGCAGCTCGCAGCCGTTTGCAACGCAAATGCGGGATAGATCCTGATGGAGAAACACCACATCCGCCAGCAAGCCCCGCACGCGGCCCGGAAGCTCATGAGCCCGGTGCACGATCTCCTTGGATTTCAGCGCCCGGGCCATGCCAGCGGAAACGCCAGCCTCGACGATGGCGGTCAACTGGTGCAATTCCTGCACCAGTTGCAGGCCTGCGGCGTCGATCCGCACCATGCACTCTTCGCCTGCCGACGCGACGGTCTGCTTGTTCGTCATATCCTGCTCCATGGCTGTAAAATCGGTCAAATCTCGGTGACGCGCAGCCATGTGCTGGCCGCATAGAGTGTCGTTGCGTTTACGGCAGACAGGCAGCGCAATTGGATGGTTTTGTCCGCGGATAGCCCGCGCAGCGTTGCCATGGCGATGGGCTGATGCGCGCCATTGCCAGCGCCAGATGTTGGGTACATGATCGAGGCTTTGCCCATCCATGCGCTGTCAGTCACGTTGTAGAACTGCAAGCGGGTATCGCCGCTGCTGCCCACATTGCCCGCCGCCGCCGCCATCAACTCATATGACCGGCCTGATCGGAGAACGACATTCTGGCTGCTGGTGACAGAGATGTTGCCAGCCGTGTCAAATGTCGTCCCGAAATTGATGATGGTGTTCGCCACCACGCTGTCCTGGTCGATGGAGCCGCCAGCGAAAAAATAATCGTTCGGCCTCGCGACCAGATTGCCTCTGATAGGATAGGACTGCGTGCCTTGCGCTTGCGCCGGCATGAGACCCGCGCCGCCCTGGCTGGCGGCGCTGGCGCCAATAGCGACAAACTCCGCATAATTGCCGTTGGAACCCAGAAACGGGACCATGCAACCGGTATTGCTCAATCCCGCGGCCCTGGTGGTGTCCACCAGAAGCCCTGTGGCGGCGTGAGCAATAGCGGCGCACATTAATGGCGAAGCCATTGAGGTCGAGTGCACCGCCACATCATTGATCGCCATGGACATGCCGCTGGCATAAACGCCGCGCCAGTTGAAAATCGCTGGCAGCACTGGTCGCCACGTCGCGCCGGTTGTGCCCCACGAAAATGCGGTGTTGGCGGGAATGGCAGCATTGGCCATGGCAATCATGCCGCCGTTGGTCACGACAGGCTCATCCGCCGCATAGGCGCGGGTCAATTGCCATGGCAGCGCCACGCCGAACCACACGCCATCGCCCCGCAGAACGCGCCAATGATCGCCAGCCGCTGGCGCTGGCGCAGGGCCGGCGCGGCCGGGCGCCGAAGAGGTTGCGCCTATAAATGAGGAAACGCTGTTCCACCCTCCAAAGCTGACCATGTCACGCCACCCACACCGCGAGTGTCAGCGCCGCCGCTCCATTTGGCTGAAACCACCAATAATCTGCCGCCGCCGCCGCCAGATTATGCAGGGGCTCATAACCGGCCAGGTCAAACCACCCCTGCGCATCATTTTTAGCAGCCGGGCTCGTACTGCTCGATGTCGGCAGGATGACGCCCGAGGCAAGCTTGTTTCGAAATTGAATACCGATCGCGCTCGTTGCGCCACTCGCAATCAATGTCCATTGCCCGGCCGGGCAGTTCACAACACTCTGCGTCGTCATTGTCCCTGCTCCTCGTTCAGCGGGGGAGGTCCATAGGCCGCCCGCACCTGGTCATAAAAATTCCCGCAGAAATCCACGCGCCGGTCAGCGGCGTCAGCGGCTGCCTGCCATTGGTCCTCGCGATGCCGGGCCAGATCATCCGCGCGCGGCAATGCCGGGCGCGTGAAATGCTCCCTGCAAATTGCGGGGCGTTCCGGCAGATTGGTCGAGGCCTGCGCCACGGCCCGCGCGGCGGCGGCGTGGGCGATTTCAGCGCGCGCGGCGCTGTCGGTGACGCATCCACTCAATATCCCGGGCAGTGTAGCGAGCGCCATCAGCGCCATCGTCGGCGGACTGCGCCGCAGCGATCGTCTTTGCATCGTCTTCGTCCTGTTGCATGAGGGCTGCCACATTGCGCTCCGCCATCTGGCGCAGCGTCTCGGCCCGCGCCAGATCCTCCGCCAGCTTTTCCGCCTCGGCCCGGGCGGCTGCCAGATCGGCAACGGCTACAAGATCCTCCTTGGCAGCGTTCACGGCTTCAGCGACCCGGCCATCAATCACCTGCCCGATCAGCGGCAGGCGCAGCCCCTCGTAAGACGTGATGACAATCAGCGCCGAAATGGCCGCGCCGATCAGCAGCGCAGCCGGGATTTTGATGATGTCAGAGAGGCTGGTGGACATCACAGACCACTCACGCAAAGCTCAGCCTCGCCCATGCGGGCGGCATCGCCGTTTTCTCGACGGTTGACGAGACCCGTCACAACGTTGCCCCCAGCGCGGTTAAACCGGGTCATCGCATCGCAGCTACCGCGCCAATCCTGGCGCCGCGCCAGCGTGGCTGCTGTCGAGGTGCAGACAGCGCCGGTCCCGACATTGTATGCCAGCGAGATCGAGGCGGCGCGCCACGAGACCGGCGCAGCGTCAAAGGTTGCGATGCAGCGCCGGAGCGGAGCTTCGTAATCCGCCTTCAGGCGCTGCCACAGCATCTCCTCACATTCCTGTTTGGAATAGCTATCACCCATTTTCACGCCCTTGGTCTCGCCGTAACAAACCGTGGCAACGCCAACAATGTCGCGATAGGCGGACGTGCGCAGGCCTTCCCACGGCTGCACCAGCGCAGTGCCGGCCAGCACAACGGCCACCCCGCCGGATGCAGCAATGGCCCGCTTTGCCCGGGCCGTGGGCTTAATCTTGTTGATCGGCATCGGAAATACCCATGTCCTGTTTGATGAGGCGGAGGATCGGGATCAGCGCGAAAATGCCCGCGCTGATCATGAGGCAGGTCCACGGGTCCAACGCTTGCTGCAATTGCGGCACCAGAAATGGCGCAGCCGACAGCAGCGACGAAAACGAGGAGACGAGAACGACAGCACTACGCCGCGCCACGCGCCGCCAATGCGGCACGAGCTGCGGCCTGCGCGAAGGCAAGCGGTTCATAAGATTTTACCTATTGATTTGCCGAGGTGCGTCTAATTGCGCACGTTAATAGACCACCATGATAGCGCCGGTTGAAGTGCGGTAATTCATTCCCGCCGTTAGACCAGCAGCCGTGGCCGCAGCGTTGTCCGCATAGGTGGATAGATTGAGCATCGACGGCCGGTTGATTTCGGCACGGCCTGTACCAGAGCCCTGCACACGCAAGGCTTGGTTGGAGCCCGTGGCGCAAAGGCCAAGAACGGACGTGCTGTTGATCAGCGACATGTTGGCGGTTCGGCCAAGCCACAAGAAGGCGAGATGCGATCCCGTATCAAAGTTGGTCTGCGCCGAGTATACTACCCCGGCTTTACACCACCTATCGCCACGGCCCATGATGTGACAGTAATCAGCCTCAACGCGCACTGCTGTTGCTGCTGCGTAGACAATGAAAAGGTTTTCGTCGGTCGCAATGCCCGTTGTCAGAGTCACAGTATCGCTGCTGACGGTATAGTCCGTGTTTAGCGTTAGTTCGGTCGTACCTTTGACCACCTTAATGTACGATCCGGCTCCCGAAACGCACGAGAAGGTCTTTTGACCAGAGGTGGCATTCCCCTTCTTCGTGCTATACAAATCGTAATCCGATTGAACATCTACATCGACCGAAGACGTTGGTGCCGTCAGATGCACACCAATGGCGTTGCATCGCGGAATAACAACAGCTCGAATGCGAGAGCCATTTAGAGGCGCGTAGGGCGTACTGCTTTCTGGCGTGGTCATAATCTTGCACCAACGCGCCACGCCGGGGCCAATATCACACGCCTCTGTGGCGAATACCTCCAAGCCAATCGGCAACGTCCCGGTACTGTAGCGGTTTGCGGCTTCGCAATACCAATCCACCATGCTGACTCGATTTGCTGAGATTCGGTAATCCTGATTGGTCGAGTTGGCGATACCCGGCACTAGCTGAATGCCAGTTTTTCCATCGGCAATCTCGTACACCCGGATGCCGTTGATTTGTGCAGGCCCGCGAAGACCAAGACCAGTACTGGAGCTGCCAGTAATGCGCAAACCAAACCGACGAATTTCAATGTTCTCGAAATAGACACTTTCCGAGTATGTAGCGGCCACAGACGACGATCTTACTTTCCAATCAATACCATCTGAGCCTAAGTCATGCAGTACGATATCGCGAACAGTGACACGTACAGGTAATCCGTAATTATGCCCGATGCCATACGAGCCGACATCGTGGATATACAGTCGGGACAGCTCAATGTCCTGATTGATATTGTCCATTGAAGTGACAGCAAACCACACACCTTGCGCGGTGTTGTTTGCGCTACCGTACCCTTGGATTTCAAGGTCGGATACTCGGCCGTTCTTGTAGTCGTAAAGCGTAATTATTGCGCCAATTCCCGCCGTGGTCACAGCGATCTTTGCCTTTCGGCGCGTGGTAGCTTCATCACCAACAAGGCTAACACCGGCTGGCAGCGCAATAATCGTCGTCAAGGTGGACGATGCAACAAATGCGCTGCTTTGGACCTCGCAGCAAGTGATGGTTTCCGTCGAGGTAGCCACATTATCGCGGCCAGTCACATAAATCGTGCCGCCACCCAACGAAACCACATAGTCACGCGCAGCACGAAGGGCAGGACCACAATCGACAGCCCACGCAGACGTGAAGTGCCGCATATTCACTTTGCCATACGGCAGCCATCCCGGCATATCGCTGATGGCGGTCGCCGCAGACGACCTTTGGTACTCCAACCCTCCCGCAAATATAACAGCTCCGTCATTCAATGACGAAATAGACGACAGCGCCGACACTGCGGCGGCACGGGTCAAAAAACATCTCGGCACATGCAGCAGGAGACTGGCAGCCTCATCTGCAGCGGCGACCGCTTCATCCCTCGCCGCCTCTGCCTGCGCCACCAGATCGGAGATATCTTCATCAATCAGCAACCTGAAACTGCTGTCGCTGGAATCGATGATACCAAAAACCCACATGCCGGCGGAAAGTGCGCTGGCATTGGTGCCCTGGTTGGTCTTAATTGAGTATGCCGCGCTGCCACCATTGAAAATCACGGTGACAGGCTCTTCGCTGGTGGCCTCAAACAGCTGCCAGCCGATCAACTGATAGGAGGAGACACCGACGCGCGTGGTAACTTGAATGGCATTGGCAGTGCCCGCACCCGTATCGACGCCCCAGTTGATGCCGACAGGCAGCGGCGCTTTCCAGCTCCAGCCGCCTGTGCCGGAAGCACCGATCTTCTTCCAGTAGCCATTGTTTTCCGGGCTGGAATCGCTCCAGACAATCGCAACTGTTCCGGCAGCATGCGCCAAATCCGCATCAATCTCGGCCTTGGTATCAACCGAAAAAGTAGTGCCGGACACATTGGTGAGGGTTTTGATGGCCTCTTCCATTTCTGCGCCCCACAACTGCGCATCGAGCGGCACCACCTTGCGGGGATCACCATTGACTGCATAACCGGCAAACACCTGCCGCGCCTGTCGCGTGAACATGCGGATTTCCCTCTGGTTTAGAAAATTGTCTGAAAGGTGCGAGGCGTCAGCTGCTGCCGCCGCTGTTGTCGCTGATGAATTGCGAGAAGCTGAGCCCGCCGGATGCATTTCCATTGGTGGTGATGGCACGAACCACCCACACCACGTTCCCGCCGGATGGCCCGAGCGGGATCGATTCCGAAAAGCCGATGACGCCGCCCGGCACATAGGTGTAGCTCTGCACGACAGAGCCCCCGCGCAACAACTGCACGGCAGCCACGCGGAAATCGACAACGCGCACGGTCACGCTGAGAATAGCCGTCTGCCCATCGGCGGACGTGCCGCCGCTGACCAGTGTTGGCGTGTTGGGCGTGCCGTTATCCACTCCAACAGTCAGGGATGCAACATCGGAAAAGTCCGAGCCCTCCCCATCCTCGAATACGCGCAACCGCGCGTCGATCTGCTGCCCCAGCAGCGATGACGAAAGCACCGCATAGGCAATGCCGGACGCCTCGGTCATTGAGCGCCAGGAGGTTGGAACATCATCGGTATAGCTGCGGTAATTCGCCTCCACCGTATCCGGCGATCCGCTGACAGTGTAGGGAATGCGCAGATGCCGCGTGCCGTCGGGCGCCGTGGTCTGGATGGCATAGGTGGGCGCGGAGGGTGCGGCGATATCCGCCACATAGTTGAGCGTCGGCGTTTCTTCCGGCGCTGCGGCCTCATCGGTTTCCACGTTCCATGCCGGAAGGTCCGGCCAGATGGTGAGCGGCAACGTCACCTTTCCATCCGAATCCTCGAAAGCAATGGGGTCGATCCAGGCGATCTGCGCCTCATCGTCATATTCTGTCTGGATGCTGCAAAAACGCTTGCCCCAGGCCGCCAGCCCCACCATTTGCGTCACCACGGAAACCGTGTCCGCCCGGGCCATCAAAAACTTGCGCCGGGCAATGCGCTGCGCCTGCCCCGCATCCGGGCAATATTCCAGCTCCACATCCAGGTATTTTTCGCCGTAACGCGCCACCTCATCCTCAACAATGGCCCAGGCAATGCCGTCCATGTTGATTTCGGAGATTTCAAAATCGCGGTTCTGGCAGCGGTATTTCACCCGGCAGATGTTGGGTCGCTCTACCGCCTCCGGCCCACCCTGCCACGTGTCCTCGATGATATCGCGATCAGTAAAGGCGATTTCCGCCGTGGGCTGATCCTCGATCATGTCGAGATAGATCAGGCCATCGGCATCGAGGCGGATTTCAAGGCCGGAGCTGTCCAGCATCTTTTGCAGCGTGTCGCTGCGCTTGTCCTCGTAGGACCATGTTCCCCACAGCCGCGAGCGCTTCTTGTTGCCGTCCTTCGTCGCCACCAGTGCATCGCACTTTGCGGCGGTTTCGATCAGCTTTGTCCAGTTATAGAGCGCCGGGTCATAGAGGCGGCTGTCACGCCGCATCACATGGATAATTGCCCAGGTGCTGTTATCGTCCCACGTCCAGGTGCTGGAATCTGTTGCGCTGTGGCCGGATTGATCGGCCTGATAGACCCGCGATCCGCGATAAACCAGCTCCAGCGATGGCGTTCCGCCCTGATAGAGCGAGAGGTATTTCTTTTCCTCCAACCCAGGATTGTAGAACGTCACCAGATTTTGAAAAATCCCCAGCAGCCGGTGGCTTGAAGTCCAGTTATCGGGAAACGCGGCAATCAGCGCTGGCCACGCCGCCGCATCGGTCGTGCCAAGCTTCGTTTCCACCTTGGCCCAGCTGCCGCTTTCGCGCGGCCAGGGCGGCGAGGTCACATCGCCCGTGTCCTCATCCACCACCACCTCGTAATTGCCGAGGTAGTATTCCTCGATTGCATCCACCGGCCCCACGGCATGGCCAATCACGCGCCAGCGCGTGTCGCCATCCGTCATGCCGAAGAATTTCAGCCCTGCCGAGCGATCGCGCCCGATGGTTTCGCGCACGGGGCTTTCCTCGGTGGAATAAGTGCTTTTCATGTCGGACGGCTTTACCGAGCCCGCACGCTGGGAAAGTCCGGAAATGATCGTCCCGGCAGCCGCCAGCAGGCCGAGGCCATTCACCGCCACGAAATTCGCAATCGCGCCCGGCACGCCGATGGTGTAGAGCGCTTGAAAAATTACGCTGCCCAGCACTGTACTGATCGGATCGGCGTGCGCTGGCACAGTCAGCGCCAGCAGGGACGCCGAGCCCAGAAGCCCAATTTTCACGAATTTCATCGGATAGACCAGAACGCCTTGTAGGACCGGATCATCATCGGGCGCGTGCCATAGGGTTCGCCGCGCCAGCAAAACAGCCCGTGTTGAATGAAAATGCCACCCACCACCCCGGCCAGCCGGGTTTCAATCAGCCCGACATCGCCGGGCTGCGGATCACCATAGCCGGGCTGAAGGCCAAATTCCTCCAGCACATCGGACCACAGCGCCAGAAGGGAGCCGCGCCGGGCAATGAGCGCATGTGCCTCATCCTGGCTTTTCCAGCGCGGACGCTTCACCTTGCGGCCATGCACCCGCTCCACCCAGGCCGCCGCCCAGCTGGTGCAATCGCTTTTGCCCCACTCATAGGGCAGGTCTTGCGCCGCCTCGATATAGGCCCGCAATGCGCCGTCGATATCCGCAATCATGCCTTGATGATCTCCTGAATATCCACGCCCGCATATTGCAGCCCCTTATCCCCCGGATAGCGCCGCAACTGGCTGGAATAGGTCCAATAGCCGCCAAAGGGAAAATTCTGGCTGTGCCATAGGCTCTCCACCGTGATGGAAACGGTGCGCGTGCCGACGCCCTGCCGGTAGATTTTCGGTGCTGAAACATAGCCAGGGAACAGCTTCTTCAGTCCACCCGGCCACATTTCGAATGTTTCCTGGTCGATCAGCGTGAAATAGGCGTTGCAGGCCCGGCCCTCCATGTCGCGGGCGCTGGCCTTGACGCTTTTCACAAAATCCGCATTGGCGCCGGAAAGAACGATGTCCACCTTTGCGGCCTGCCCAAAGCGCGGATCGGTTACCGTGCCCACCTGCACCAGCTGGCGCCCCAGCGGATCGGAGACACCTTGCCACTCATAGCCGCCCAGCGTCACCCGCCCGGCCCCGCCATGCACCCGCCAGATGCTGGAATCCGTCAGCTCAATTTCAAAAAGCCAGAGCTTTGCCACATGCGGACGGCGCAGAAATTCCACGTCCGTTTCGGTAAACTGTGTCATGGCTCATTCCGTGAAATAGTCGCGGACATAGTAATCCTCGACCTCGTAAAGCGAGATCACCGTTTCCGGCATGTAGCCGGTATCGCGGGAAAGGCTGGCCGCATCCGCACTCATCATCCGCATGGCCATGACCGGCTCCAGCGTGGCAACATCATCCGTCGTCACGGCCCGCCGCAGCTGCGGCCAGATCCGGTACCAGCCCGGCTCGACAACCTCGGTCACCATGTATTTGCCGAAATGGCCGTTGAAGCCGAATTCATCGCCCATATCCAGCACATGACCCCAGAAGGCGGGTCCGAGCTTGACAAAGGTTGAATCCAGCGCCGACGCCTCAACCACCGGCACCAGCGGGTATTGCGCCGCCCAGTTCCGGTCATTGGCCCAGGGCTGCTCATTGTCCCATGGCATGCCATCGCGGATCTGCAAGGGCGTGTAGTTCGCCCCCGCATCCTCCAGGCTCATCACATCGGCATCATACCATGGCACACGGGTGGCATTGGCTCCGCCGTGCATGGCCGTGATCCAGCCCCGCAGCCGTCGCGCCGCCTGATCCTTGCAGGCCGGTAGCGTGAACTGATAGGCCCACCCGCCATAGGGCGAGGCCAAGGTCTGCATGAAGTTTCCGACAGAGGTTGTGCTTCCCGCGCCGATTGTCGGCGGCCCGGCCAATGGCTCCCAGGCGCGAATGCCAACGCCAACCGGCCAATCCAGCAAACGCGCCATTATACCGTGCCCCTCAACTGCTTGGTTCTGCTTGCCGCCACGGCCCGCTTTTCAATGCTGCCGTCCAGCTTCTTCAATGCCGCCTCCATGCGCGCCACCGCGCCCATGTCCGCGCCGCGTGCATCGATGCTGTAGAAACTGCCGCCCCCGCCGGAGCTTTTCGTCTTGCGCGGATCGTAAATATCCACCTGCTCAGTGGGGCTTTTGCGGAATGCCACCACCTGGCTATCGATGCCGCCTGCCCCGCCCGGCAGAATGCTGCCGCCGGTGGCAAAGCCCGTCAGCCCGGAAAACAGCCCCTTCAGCAGGGAGCCACCCACGCCGCTGCCAAAGTTCATGGTGCTGAACAGGCTTTGCGCCAGCGAGGAAAATACGCTCTTCGCCACATCGCCCCAACTTTTCGTGCCCTTGATGGCATCGGCCAGCCCGGAACCGATTGATGAAAACGCACTGTCCATGTTTTTCGCCAGCCCCTGGCCGGTGGCGTCAATGTCAGACAGCGCAGTTTTTGCCGCTCCCGCCACGCTGGTGGCGCTGGCCACCACGTTGGATTGCTGCCCGGAAATACCATTGGCCAGTCCCTCGCCGATATAGCCGCCGATATCGGTCATGAGCTTTGAGGGTGAGTGGATATCGAAATAATCGGTGACGCTGTTTTTGATGCCCGTGGCAATGCCAACCACGCCCGCCTTCACATTTTCCCATTGGCTTTTGATCCCGCTCCACAGCCCGGTCATGATCTGGCTGCCGATTTCCAGCATCTGGCCGGGCAAGGCAGCAAACACCTGCACCACTTGTGAGCCGAAGTCCGACATGGCCGTCACAATGGATTGAACGCCCGAAACAATGGCTTCCCGGGCGCCGGGAAAAACCGTTTCAGCAATGTTCAGCCACAGCTCCGAAAAATTATGCGCAATCTGCTGAACAGACTGGAATGCCCCCGCAAAATCGCCCGTGAACAACGCCACGATACCGGAAACCAATGCTTGCGCATTTTGCTTAAGCGTATCGAACGAGGCCTTGACGATCGAAATCGCGCCTTCCACTACCGTTGCAATGGTGGGAAACTGCACCCGAATTTCATCCCAGCTCGCATAGATGGCCGCACCGGCAGCTGCCAGCGCAGTAGCACCTACCACCACCGCCGTGATCGGCGCGCCGAGTGCTGCCACCACGGCCACCACGGCACCAAGCGTCACGGCAATCGGCCCGGCCGCAGCCGCCACAGCCGCAAACACCACCCCAGCCCGCAGCAACGCCGGGTTCGCTTGCGAAAGACTTGCCACCAGATCGGCCAGACTGGCCACGATATCCGTCATCACCTTCAGCAATCCGCTGTCGGCAATTGCAATCTGGAGGCTTTCAAAAGCGCCGGAAAGCTGTTCAAGCTGCCCGTTAAACCCCTTCATACGCGCCGCCGCCTGATCGGCAGCAGATGCACCGGCAATTTTGGCTTTGAGTTCGTCAATGCCCTTACCGCCCGTTTTCATCAACAGAATGGCCGTGCGCATGCCGTCCACGCCGAAGATGTCGTTCATGTTCTGGGAAAGCTCTTCCTGGGACAGTTGCCCCATCTTGCTTGCCAGCTCTTCCGCCACAGCAGACATGCTCTTCATAGAGCCGTCGGCGTTGTAAAACTCAAGGCCCAGCGCCTTCATGGCGTCCGCTGCGCTTTTGGATTTCGGGTTGAGCGAGGTGAGGAACGACTTGAACGAAGTCCCGGCATCCGAACCACTGGAAAACGCCGAACTTGTTGCCGTCAAAACGGCATTGAAGTCCTGAAGGGAAACGCCAAGCGCGCCTGCCACGCCGCCCGCCTGCGAAAGCGCCAGCTGATAATCCGCAAATCCGAATTTCGATTGCAGCGTCACGCCGGTGATTTGGTCAACCACCGTGCCAAGATCCTTCGCCTGCACACCGAAACTAGCCATCACATCAGTGGCCGCGTCCGCAGCTGAGGCGAGATCCGTACCCGTGGCGGAAGCCAGTTTCAGGCTGGCATCCGTCGCACCGCCCAGGATCTGCCCGGCGCTCAAGCCGTTTTTCGCCAGCATCTCCATGGCGTCGGCGGCTTCCGTAGCCGAAAAGCTGGTATCCGCACCAAGCCGCACGGCAAGCTGCCGCATCGCGGAGATTTCATCGCCCGTTGCCCCGGTCGCCTCCCCGACGCGGTTCATCCCCGCCTCAAAGTCACCGGCAGTTTTTAGCGTCAATGCGCCAAAGGCGGCTATTGGCGCGGATACCGCCGCCGACATGGTATTGCCAACTTCGGCGAAGCCTTTGCCAATGCTTTTTAGGCTTTTCATGGCGCTGGCAATATCCTTCTGGAAGCTGGCGGTATCCAGCCCCAGAGTGACGCGCAGCGCGCCAATCACCGCATTTGCCATACCCTTACCCCTTCGCCCAGGCCGCCACCTTGGCCAGCACATCGCGCCAATGCGGCGCCGCTTTCGGCTTCTGCTCTACCTTGGGCAGCAGCTTTTCCAGTTTCGGGAATTTGGTGGCTTTTTCCGGCGCATAGGCCGTGAGAAATGCCACCGTGTGCGCCAGCCACGCATGCTGGCTGTGCTCGAATTGCCGTCGGCGCTTGCACGCCGCCAGCACATGCATGATTTCGCGCAGCGTCAGCGACCAGAAATCACCCGGCGGCTGTCCTGCTTCCACCCATGCCTCAAACAGATCGCCCCAGTTCAGCGGCGAGGCGCTTTCGTCCCCGCCGCCTTCGGCTTTCCCGCGCCACCATCCTCCTGCTGCGGCATGGAGGCTTTGACGACGTCAACGATCAGCGCGCCAGCCGCCGGGATGCCGATTTCGGAAATCAGGTCTCCGGCCTCCTGGCTGGTCACGCTCGGCTGGCCACGCAACAGCGCCGCACGAAACAGCGATCGCACCCGCGACATGTTGAACTTTCCTGCCTCGCCCTCCGCAGAAAACTGTTGCAGGATCTCGCCGGTGGTCTGCCCGAATTCGGCCTCCAGCTCGCACCACTCATTGGCTGCCAGCCGGAATTCGTATCGTTCGCCATTGATTTCGCGGGTGACGATGCCGCGCACGGAATTGCTCATCGCTGGAACCCTCAGGCAATGACGTTTGCAGTCGCCGTGGTGGTCACGGTGGTCGAGAAGTCGTCATTCGCCCCCATCACATCGGCGGTGATCGGGTCACCGACATTCCCGGAAACCGGCACATACGACGTGCCTGTTGCACCGCTGATCGCGGCGCCAGCGGCCTTCCACTGCACGGTGATGTCGCTGGCACCAGCCCATATGCCGGGATCGAGTGTCAGCGGCACGCCCACCTGCGCCGTTCCCGTGATCGTAGGCGCAGTGATGTTGCGCGGGGCGGCGGCAGTAGTCATGATCGGTTCGCCGGAAACCTTGAATGTCACCGTCGCCGTCATCTTGTCATCGGTGGGCGCCGCTTTTTCATAGGATTGCCGCAGGCCGTAAAACAGCAGCTGCACGCCATTCGGAAAAGTCACGCGGCAATACTTCCGCTTGCCCTTTGCGGCCATCAGCGCCAGGTCAGAGGCAGAACCCGGAACATAGTTCATCTCGAAAGACATTTCGCCCGGGTCAGTCAGCCCCTCGATAAATTCGCGCGTGCGGCTGGGGCTCTGCATATGCGTCACGTCCACGGAATCCGTGCTGTCGGACGGCGGCGTTACGTCATAGACCTCGGACAGGTAAACAAAATCCGTGGGGGTAGCCGCATCCGCCATTTCAAAGGTGATGCCATAGCCAATGCGGGCCTGCGTGTCGGGCATGGTCCTGCTCCTCAAGAGTGCCAGATGATGAGATCGGTGGAGCGGCGAAAGACGAGTGCCGCGCCGCTGGTGGAATCCGGTTGGCTATCGCGCCGCCCGTCAATGAATGCGCCCTGCAAGCGCACGCCGTCATAGGTACCGCGCGCTTTTTCCAGTGCGTCGCTGGCCGCAACGGAAATTGCCTTGGCTACGGCAGCGCTTTCGGCATAGGCGTCAAGCTGCAGGCGGCTTTGCTCAAGACCCGTACGACCGGCTGACGCATAATCCGGGACGCCGGAAATCAGCTGCAAAATCAGGTAGGGCCGCGCAGCGCCCTGCGGCACACGCCCCCAATGTACGCGGTTGCCAATAAGCGCCGCCAGCCGCGCATCCGCCAGCAGCAAAGCCGTGACCGCCTCTTCCATGAAAAGCCTATTTGATTTTGGCCGCCTTGCGCGCCAGCCGCTGGGCGGCTTTTTCAATTTCCGTCCAAAGCTCTTCCTTGATTGTCTCCAAGGCGCGGTCTTTGTTCGCGTCCCAGGCAGGCCGCAAATGCGGCTCTGCTGCCTGATGCTCATTGCCAAATTCGGTCTGGACACCCGCCGGATCGCCACCGGGACCGGCATAGACCTCGAACTGGCTTTCTTTTTTGGATACCTTCCGCTGCCGTCGCGTCAGCTTTGTGCCGACGCCATAAGACTTCTTCAGATAACCCTTGCGCTCCGGCGCATTTGCCCGCCCAGCATCCGCAATCGGCGTTGCGGCCTTGGTCAGCGCCCGCAGCGCCACGCGCCGCCCGGTTGCCTTGGGTAGCTCGGCAAGCGCTGCCTGCAATTCCCGCAGACCCTCAACCTTGATGGATGCACCTGCCATCACTCAGCCACCGCCGTGCAATCGATTTCCAGCACCACCCGCCTGCCAATTTCGCGCGGCGGCGCAGTGACTTCATAAAGCGCTCCATCAAATTCGACTCGATCTTTTACAGAAACATCAGAGCGATGGCGAATGTGGAACGTGAGCACTGCCGTTCCCACCATCTGCTGCGCGGAAAAGCGCTCTTCGCCACGGTTGGGCCGCTGCTGCGCCCATACCGTCGCATAATCCACCCATTCGAACAGCGGCTGATTGAACGCATCGCGCCCGGTCTCGGTCCAGCGCAGCAGTGTCAGGCGACGGTCCAGTTTTCCCGCACGCATCAGAGCCCCACGCGCCGAAACGGCATCAACAGAGATTTTACCGCCAGCGAAAACGGCAACTGCGAAACCGCCGCCCCGATCACGCTTTCCTCCCGGTTTTCATACCAGCCGCCGATCAGCAGCTTGGCCGCATGGATAATCCCATCCGGAACATCGGAGGCAGCAGGCCCGTAACCGGCGGTCATCGTCACGCGCACAGCATCGCCCCGGTCATAAAGCGACGGCGCCGGAAAGGCATCGGTCCACCGCAATACGGTTCCGCAAGGCGTCTCCAGGCGCTCATAGAAAGTCGGATCGACCATCTGCTCCACATTGTCCGCATCGGAATAAACGACCGCCACCTCGGAAACATCGGGAAACGGCAGGCGAAACACGCGGCCTTCCCAATCGTCATGATCCACGCGCCATTGCTGGCTGATCATGCAACGCCCCAGGATGCCGGAATATCCGTCCAGATGGCTTTCCGCCGCCAGGATCAGCGCCTGCAGCAAGCTATCCTCTTCTGTCCGATCTGGCTCGATACGCAGATGCAGCTTCACATCCTCCAGCTCGAGAATGCGCACGGCAGGAGTGGTCAAACGTCTGGGAACAAGGCGCATGGAGAATCTCGTAAAGGAGAAAGGCAGGGCCGCATCCGGCCCCGCCAGGGGCTTGCCCAATCAGGCCTGATTGGCCTGCGGGTTGGAATCGCCATCACCTCGCAGCACCGTCGCGGCCAGCGGCGTGCCCGTGCCATGCGTGCCGGAGAAATCGGCCAGCAGTTTCAGGTAGCGCTTGTTGCCCTTGTAGCCAAAACGATAGACCGCGCCTGCCGCATGGGCTGCCACGAGAGACTTGATGATGCCGGATGAAATGCCGGTCACGCCCAGCATGTCCGCATCGGCAACGCTGGTATAGGTGCTGTCGTCATCGGAATGCGTCAGCTTGAATTCGATCTTGTTCGTGCTGTCGAAGGTGATACCCCCGATGCCGATATTCAGAATGATTTCCGCAGAATCATAGCCACGGAGATCGATGGCAGCCGGGGTATTGTCGGCGCTGTAAACGGCAGCTGCCAGGGCGGAAACTGCCGAAAGTTTAGAATGCAGATCCTGCATGGGACCAATCCTTGTGTCTGGAAAATCTGGATGCAGCTGCTACCGTGGCAGCAGCCGCGAGCGATTGGCTGTGATCAGCTGGTGGCGATCTTCAGCAGCTTGATGGCTTCGAAGTTGGCCACGCCGCCGCCAACACGCTTGGTGGTGTAGAAATGCACCTTCGGCTTGTTCGTGAAGGGGTCGCGCAGCACGCGGATGCCGGTGCGATCGACGATCAGATAGCCGCGGCGAAAATCCCCGAATGCAATCGGGAAAGCGTTTGCGGCAATGGCTGGCATGTTGTCGTCGGTGTAGACCGGCTTGCCGAGGATCGTTGCAACCTCTGCGGCCTGGGACGGCGCTTGCCAGAGGTAATTGCCCTGTCCGTCCTTCAGCTTGCGCACCGTGCCCATCGTCGCATCGGACATCAGCCACGATGCGTTGCCACGCATACCGGCCTTCAGCCCATAATAGGTATCAACCAGCGCGTCGGCAGGGTTGGACGAAGCAAACCCGCCGGCATTGCCGGACGCGATGTATCCCAGCTTGCCCCAGGCATAGCTGGCATTGGCAACCGTGTCATAGGAGAGAATGCCGCGCGGGCGCTTCACGCCATTGCCAGAAACGAAGGCGGCCCCTTCCATTTCGGCAAAGGTAATCTGCACTTCATCCGCCAGCCAGGCGCCGATGTCGACGATGCCGTCATCCAGCATTTTTTGCGTCGTCGCCGGGTTGGCGTACATTTCCATGACGGTGAAAACCAGCTCACGCAGCGTCGGAGTTGCCGTTTCCGTGCGGGCCTCCTCTTCGCCCACCCAGCCGGCGGCAGCCCCGCCCACGCTGACATATTTGTTATAGGCATCGGTACCGATCGGCATGACGGTTGCGATCTGACGCATGGCCGAGGCGACGGACAACACGCGGTCAATGGTGCGCTCGGTCTCCTTCGGCACCAGATAGCCCCCGTCCGGATCAGACTGCGTGGTCAGCGCGGCCTTGACCTCCAGATCGGAAAGGCCGTTCTCCACGCCCTTGCGGAACCACTTGTTGAAAGCGGTGAAGTGTTCGCGCTCTTCCGCCGTCACGCCGCCGTCGCCAGCTCCACCCAGCTTTGCCGCCGCCATCATGGCGTTGACATCATCGAGCGCCTTTTGCAGGCTCGAAATCTCGTTGTTGATGCGGTCCACCTTTTCCGTGGTAACAACATCGGCGAACCTGCTCTTGATGCCCTTCAGCTCTTCTTCGTGAGCGGCTTTGAACGCCTCCACGGTCTTCTTCAGTTCCGCAAAAATCTCCTGCGGGTTCCCTTCATTGCGCACGCCAAAGATGCCGCGCGCGCGGTGGTTCAAACTCATATTCATGGCTGTTGCCTCAGATTTTGAAGATGTCGATAGCCTGCCGTGTGGCGGCAATGAATTCGCCTGCATCGCGCGCGGCGTTGGGGCTTGCATCGCGCCGGGCCCCGGAATGGTTCAGTTCAGCCAGCATTTCACCGCGCTGGCTGCGGCTGAAGCCCGCTTTTGCAAGCGCGGCCTCAACCTGTCGGCGTGCCCGTACGCTTTCCCCGGCCCTGGCGCTGTTTTGCACCGCATCCGAAAGCTTCAGGCCCTCATCGATTTTGTCCGCAAAGCCGTTCTTGACCGCTTCCGATGGCGAGAGAAAGGTTTCGGCATCCATCAGCGCTTCGATGGTCTTGCGCTTGGCGCCAGTACGCGCTTCGTAAATGTCCGCCAGTGCGGCGTCGAATCCGGTGAAGGCATCGGCAGCCTTTCGAAGATCATGCTGATTGCCGATCACCATCCCCCAGGCATTGTGCACCATGATAAAGCTGCCGAGACCCATGTTGATCTCATCGCCCGCCATAGCAATGATGGAGGCTGCCGAGGCGGCATACCCCATAACATTCACCGTCACCTTCGCCGGATGCGCCCGCAGCAGATTGTAGATAGCGATTCCTTCAAACATGTCCCCGCCGGGGCTGTTGATCTGAACGGTCACATCCTGTTCACCAATGGAGCGCAATGCAGCCGCCGCCCGCTTGGCCGTGAATCCGCCACCACTCCAATAATCCTCACCGATCACATCGAAGATGGTAATGGTGTTTTCGCTGGTTGCAGCCGCTGCATGGGGCGTATCAGCCCATTGCGCCAGCACATCAGACGGGGCGTCCCAGCTAAAATTCTGCGGTCGCTGCAGGGCGGGCGCTTCAGGCAGGTTTCTGAGTGACATTGGTCGCCGCTCCGGTACTTGTCGTCGTGGGTTGTGGCAGCTCATCGCCGCCGTCGATATTGGCCATCTCCGAGAGGCTTCGTGCCTCATTCGGCGTCATCCAGGCGCGACCGCCGCCACTGCCAAGCGCCTTGCTGAGAAATTCCGCCTGATCCTTCATCGAGCCACGCAACAGCGCCCGCTCATTGAATTTCGGCATGTATTCCTGCTTTTCCGCCTCCGTCAGACAGTCGCGGTAAATCGCCTGTTCCCAGTTCACGAACTGCGGTGCGAGGCAGTATTGAACGAAGAACAGCGCAAGCGCCTCGATGCCGGAACCCCAGCTGGTTTCGTCCATCATCAGCAGCGGACGCGGCACCCCGAAAATCCGCGCAACTTCTTCAATGAGACGCCGCAGATTTTCGACTTGCTGACTATCTTCCAATGTCTGCTTGAATGGGTTGGCTTTTAACCCCTCTTCTAGCAACAGCCACTTTCCAGCCATGTCCGGGCCGGATCGCTCTTCCAGCGATTGCCGAATTGACGCCCGAACCTCCGAAGAAAGCTTCACATCGGTCTGCAGGCTTCCGCCTGCCATCATGTTATTGTCAAAAAGCTTCTGCACCGCCTTGTTGATGCTGGCAGAAAGCAAAACGGCACCTTTGGCTTGCTCAAGTTTTGATTGCCCGACAACGCCGTCACTCAAATCGAGATCGCGAATGGCCAGTATTTCGTCCTGCTGAAGAGTGGATCTGGTGCCATTACGGTTGGTCAACTCATAGGTCAGCGACCAATCCTGATTTTGCTTGGCCTGCACATGGAATTTTGCCAGCGGCTGCAATTGCAACACCCGCCCGCGTGACCGCACGATCTGGGCATAAGCCACGCCATTTTTCAAAAGCTGCGCCTGCATCAGGCGCTTGAACTCATAGGGCGTCTGCCAATTGTTCGGCGTCCGGTGCAGAACGGAAAACAGCGGGTGGTCAACCGCTTTCCCTTTACTTTCGTCCTGATAGTTCAGGTGCAAGGGCAGCATGCCGATGCTTTCACAGTGCAGGCGAACAGCACGGTTTACCGCGCCATTCCGCATCACATCTCCGCCGGGCGTCCCATCCATGGCGGCTCGCACCGCTTCCAGGAAGCGCGGATCGCGAACGCCATATTCACGCCCGCCATCCCCTTGCTGCGTGGCGTTTCGCGGCCCACCGCCCAGCATGGCACCCAGTCCGCGCAGCCAGTTCATCAGAATACCTCAATGCCTTGGGTCTCGTAGATCGAGCTGGTGTCCTCTGCGCTCATGGCGAGGCCAACGCCCATCACTGCGGCAACGATGCCGTCAATCTTGTCATTGGAGCGCCGCTTGTCTGGCACGTAATTCAGGTTCACATCGAACCGGATGCAGCAATGCCCCGCCATCCACGCCAAAATCGGGTGGCCGCCATGCTCGACCTTTTCCGCAAAGACCAACCGTTCCAATTCCTTGGTCGGCGGCCCCAATGTCTGATGCCCCTGCCGCATTTCAATTTGCAGATCGGCATCCATGCCGTCTGTCTGCAAATCACCAGCGAGCTTGCGGGCATTCCAGGGATCGAAGCCAAAGGCCTGCACGTCAAAATGATCGCATGCCTGCTTGATAGCTTCGGCTACGAAATTCTGATCGACGCTATCGCCCGGCGTTGTGTGCAGCGCGCCACTTTTGACCAGATCATGCCACCTGATCCGCCGATCCCCTTCCGCCCGCTCATCAAGCGTTGCTTCCGGCACCCAGAACAGCGGGATCAGCACCCAGCGGTCATGCTCTTCATCGGGCGGCAACACCACGACAAGCGCGGTAAGGTCTCGCGTCGATGAAACGTCACACGCTAAATAAGCCTTGCGCCCTTTGTGAATTTCCCAAAGCCGTGGCCAGCTCTTGGCATCCCGGGTGCAAGCCTGCCATTTTGAACGCGGCAGCCAGCCCGCAATCTGATCCACCCACTGATTGAGGTGATAGCACCGGAAGCGCGCCTCCTGCGCCGGCCGGCCCTTCGCCTTCTTGAACTCAGTGCGCAGAAAATCCAGTGTCGGCGTGAGGCCAAGACTGGGGTTGGCCTTGCGCCAAGCGGTTTCGTCCGTCCAATCGTCGTCTTCTTCAAGCGCAAAATGAACAACCAGTGTGGTGGGATCGTCCATATCGCCGCGCATGATCGCGACCGATTCCTCATACCACTCGTAGCCGGTCAAATCCTGCTTGCGGCCTGCCGTAGACGCGAAAAGCTCAATGGGCTGCAGGCGCGTGCCGGAACTTTGCCGCAGCGTGTCTGCCAGTTCCCGCGTTTTCCATTCGTGGATTTCGTCACCCACTGTTACCGTGGCAGACCTCCCGTGCTTTCCGTCGGGCGAGCCTGTCAGCAATTGGCAACTGCTGTTCGTTTCTGTGACGTAGATCGACTTGTCGAACAATGCGATGCGGGCATTACCAAACCGATCTTCCAGCAGACCATCCGCCTCGCGGATGATTTCTTTCATCTTCTCGAATGGTACCCGGCCCTGATCTTCATTTCGGGCAAAAACATACCCCTCCGCGCCCGGCAGCTTTTCCAGCACAAAGAACAGCACACCCAGCGCCGCGAGAAATTCGGACTTGCCGTTTTTTCGCGGTATCCAGAGGTCCAGCCGCCGGAAGATCCGCACATGCTCCACGGCCTGGCGGTGCGTCTCCGGATCCATCACCTCGATTGGCTTTTTCCAGCCAACCAGGAGCCGAACCGTGATTTCCTGCCACTTGACCAGCCGGAACGGCTTTCCCTTAAATCGGTCATTGGTCAGCCGGAAGATTTTCGGCCAGCGCTCGACAATCTTGTTTGCCTTGCCGTGATCGAACCATGCACCCGGCACCGCCGATGCCCGGCTCCATCCAGAAATTGCCCAGTCATAGGCCGGATCGTCCGCCACATCTGCCAGCCAATCCGGCAGAGGTTGGGCCAGCGGATATCTGGCAGTCATGAGAAACCCTCAATTTGGCAATTGCCCGGGCGGCGGTCCGTCCGCATCGTTCATCAGCCCAAGCGGATCTTCAAAGTCAGATGGCTCTTGCTGCCGGTTTGCCTGATTGGCCGAGGCCGGATGCGCTCCGCCCAGTGGCAAGCGCCCTTGCGAACTGTTGAAGCTTTCCACGCGCACAAGATCCTGGTCGCGAACGGGCGTGAAACCAAATTCCGCCTCCAGCAATCTCAGCGCCGTTTCCGCTTTACCCATAAAATCAATGTTTGGATGGGTGCGAATGACGGTTTCACCGTCCCCCTTTTTCACTTTAATGGCCGCGCCGCCTTTCGGCAGGTCTTTGCGCAGCTGCTCGCCTGCCGCCAGAAAGAATTGCTGCCACATGCAGTACCGCGCCAGAGCGTGCCGGTAGCCTGGGCGGCGGCGGCCTGCCGCCTTCAGCACCTCGGACTGTTGCTGCCAGATCTTGATAGCCACCTCGTAGTATTTCGGGGCGCCCAGAAAAATATCCGGCATCGGCCACGGATCATCCGGCCCAACCGGCACAGCAGCAGCGGCTTTTGCTACCGCCTCGATCTCCTTTTCAACGGCATTTCGCCGCCGTCCCGGAAACCCCTTTGCGGCTTGCGTCAACGGATCGTCTTTGCGCCGTCCCATTTTTGAAACCTTACGCCGCACCCATGTCTTATGAGGTGCACAGAAAAAAAGTTTTCCCCCAAAAATATCGCGCCCATTTTTGCAATGTGGGACCGCCGGTCATCTCGCAAGAGGCGTGGGACTTTTGGGTGGGGGGGTAGGGTTGGCACTTTTTGCCTCATCGCATCGCATGCCTGCCGCCAGGTCGAGGGCCGCTTTACTGTTCAGCCAGAGGTCATTGATGGTCAGACGGCCTGCCGCATACAGCAGCTCCAACCGCTGCTTGACGCTGTCGTGATGCCATCGGCAGCAGGACTGCCACATGGATGTGTTCCAGAACTTATCAGGATCGCCGTGGTGCGGATCAACGTGATCAACCACCGCAGCCGCTTCCGTCCTGCCTTCAGCCAGACACCCGATGCACAATGGGTGTGACGATAGGAAGGTGCTGCGCGCCTTGCTCCAGCGGTGGTTATAGCCCCGCTCCGATGCGCTGCCACGCCACCTATCTGCCTGCCGCTTCTGATCTTTGCGATTTGGCGTGCCATTGGGTCTAAACAGCTTTGCGCGCTTCATGCTTGCCTGTCAAAACATGCTAAGTTGAACTGACAACTGCTTTTTCCTGGTTTCCTTTGGAAACTGCCATGCGCATCGACTGCAAGAGCACGCGCCTTTAGGATTAGCTTTTAGCCATCTTCGCGCGACTTCGATATCTATTACTCCATGGCCTTTTTCCGCCATGACATGCAAAACCCAATCATGATCATTTCCCTCATCAATCAGAGTTACTGCTATCCAATACCCAGTAGCATCAACATGCTGATTGTTGTTTTCCATACCCTATAAACGCAAAAGGCGACCGCATCGGGCCGCCTTTCATTCATCTCATAGCTTTCGCACTGGCCGTGAATCGCTTTGCCTTTTGGCTTTGATTCACGGCTGGGGCCGACCGGCGTACCGACCTCAGGCCATTTGGCCCCGCCTGTTACGGCGTTTTCAGAGGCTCACTTCAGGATCATCAGCTTGTCCAACGAGGAGATGACTCTCACAGCTTTTCGCAGAACGCAAGGGGAACAGTTACCGGAACAATGCCGCCGAACATTTCCAGCGAAACGACCACATCACCCTTTCCATCCGAGCGGCATGAAACGATCTCACCCTTCATGCCGACAAACGGCCCATCGAACAGTTGCACACGCTCTCCACGCTGGAAGCTTTTTCCAGTTTTCACCTCCCAATCATAAGCGCCCTGATCCGCCAATGCCTTGAATCTTTTCACTTCTTCGCTTGTAATCGGCAGAGGATTTTCAAAACCGCCAACCAACGAAATGAAATGCTCCACCACCCGCAAAGCCGCCAGAACATGCCCGTTCATAGGCAGTTTTACCAGCACATACCCGTGAATCACCGGCATCAACTGGCCAGGGATCAACCTGTGTCTGCGTCGTAAATCCGGCCCCTTGCGCATGGGCACCAGTGCTTCAACGCCAAAGGCGCCCAACTGGTTTTCCACAGCCTTTTCCTTGCCAGTCATCACCCGCGCTGCAAACCAGCGCTGATGCACATGATCGCCACTGCTCATCAAGAGGCCGATTCGCGCCTGCCGATCTGCCACGCCATTGTCGCTGCGCACCAACACACCCACCGGAAAACCAACCACCGCCCTATGCTGCATCATCGTTCGTTCCTCGCGCCGCCGCCTTGAAGTTTTCCAGCGCTGCCGCTGCAGCCGCCACCAGATCCGTGCATACTTCCCCAATCGCCGGGAAATACAGCCACTCATGCCGCCCGCTGTCTGGCCACACGGGCCAGCCGCGCGCCTTGTGCAATGCAGCCCAGGCCATAGCCTTGTCGCTGTTTCTGTGCACCTTCTCGAAGCCTTCGGCAGCCTCGATCACAGCGCCTACCACCGTGCAGCCCTTGGCGTTGCCCGCCTGAGTGTCAATGAAGGAAACCTTTGGCCATCCGTATTTTTCCAGCCGCTCCAGCCGCAATTGTTTCGCCGCCTCGCCACCTGCCTGCATAACAGCCGCCTGATATGCCGACATACACGGCATTGTCTGGCTCACGGGACCGAGCAGCAACGTCAGCCGGTTAGCCATCCATGCCTTGCTGAACGGAGTTGCGAACTGACTGCTAGCCTTGATGCGCTTGGCCTCCACGACAGCACGAACCTTCTCCGCCTGCACGCTATCCAGCTTTTCCCAGCGCTTTTCGGAAAGGTAGACAGCCGCCGAGCACACCTTGCTGCGCCCTGACGCCTTCACAGCCGCCACGTAAAGTTCAGCCTTTGCCACGGCCTGACGGCGATCCGCAGCAGAAAGCCGCATCCATGCCTTCAGCGCATCCGGCTGACTGTCGGAAACATAGGTTGGCCATGCCGGGAACCAGCGCTTGAACTCACGTTCCACGGCTTTTGGATCTTTCCCAACCCCTTCCTCGCTCGCGCTCGCGCCATCTCTCTCCCTTACAGGTTCTATTACAGGTTCCCTTACAAGGTTACTGTCCAGATTCTGGACTCGGGAATCGCCATTTTCTGGACTCGGCTCCCCCGCATTTCTGGACTCGGCTTCCGCATTCCCGTGTCCAGTTTCTGGACTCGGCTTTTTGCCAGAATGCTCGGAAAATTCCGGCTCGAACGGGAAGTAGTAGCGGGTGCTTTCCTGCTTGTTCGTGCCTGCTTTGCGGCGCTGTTCACGCGCAATCAGGCCCGCCTCTTCCAGTTGGTTTAGATAGACATTGAGCGTGGAGCGCGGCACCTCGCATTGCTCCGCAAGATAGTCCTGCGAGGGAAACGCGCCGCCCTTGGATGGGTTGTGGCAATCCGCCAGATAGAGCAACACAACCTTAAGCCCAGGCTTGATGCCGCGCTGCTGAAAGGCCCAACTGGTGGCAACGTGGCTCACACCCGCCCTCCCAGCCGCACCATTTCGCGCAGCTTGCTCCGGTTGAAATGCAGGCGCAGCATCACCGTGTTGGCCATGTCGCCGTTCGGCATATGCTCCGCTTCACCGGCTGCGATTTCGGCTTGCAGGGCTTCCATGAGGTCGCCATTGTTGATCAGCCTCAGGGATTGCCCAACCTCTGCGAAATGCCGGCAGAAGAAAAAGCGAGGCTGCCGCAGCATCCATGCCGCGCGCTGCGCGGGCGTTTCAGCCACCTCCATGGCGGCCAGTCGCGCATAATCGTCCATCACGCGCCCTCCATTTCTACGATGTGTGAAATCTTGCGGCCAGGTATCCAGCCAATTCCCGCGTCTGAAGCGCGGTAAAGTGCTCGAACCGCTACAGTTCCGAGTGCCGCCAAAACCGTACCCGTCCCGGGTGAGGCCCCAACAGTACCGTCTGGACGCTCGAATTGGACCTTTGGTGACACGAACAATAAAGCGTCCATGCATGGCGCATACGTCTGAAACCACGGAGCCGAGGTCCGATCAGGAAAAAGCGCAATGCCATTACCGTGCCTAACGAAAGCGTTGAGCCACGGAATCAATCCGTTTCTTCCGCCAAATGGTGGGTTCATCCAAACCATACCATGCCAAAAAGGCGCGTACTTTAGACCATCGTCATGTCTTGTCAGCCAACATCTGGCAGGAACATGTCTGCGCACGCATGGTGAAGCAACATCCAAATCAAAATCACAGCCAAGTGCATCAAAAATGTATTTGGGCGTATACCATTCGTCAGTTCGCCCAACGGCCTCCCAATAAGCCATTACTCGCCCTCCAGTTCTACGATGTGTGAAATCTTGCGGCCCGCCAGCACCGCCGCCGTTGCGGCAAGCGCCGTGAGGCCCTTGTCAGTGATCCGCCATTGTGCATCATCCAGCCGGGCAATCAGTTCGCCTGCGGCCATGTCTTCAATGAGCGCCACAGCCACGCTGTCGCGCACGCCAATGCCCCGCCGCAGCGTGACGGTGTCAAATCCCTCTTCGCGCTCTGCCGCGAAAATCAGCGCGCGGGCCAGCTCCTCGCTCACGCGCTCATCCAGCGTCTTGCGCGGTGTTTTGCGCGAGAAATCCTCTTCAGGCTCAGCAAAGACCAGCGGCGAAATGCAGCCGCCAGCACCAGGCGCCAGCGGCTCCGCCTGCTGGAACTTCGCCCAGTCGACGCGGATCATCTGCGGGAAGCCGCCGCCATAGCTGCCGTCTTCATTCCGCTCCCAGATGAACCATGCGGTGTTCATCTGGGAGGAGGCCTTGTTGCCCTCCCGGCCGTCACGGTGCATCATCGGCAGGCGGCGGGTGAAAACATAGATGCGCGACGGCGGGCATTCGTCCATCGCAAAGCAGCGGTCTGGATCTTCAAAACCGGCCAGAAAATTGAGGTTCAACAACATCGCCATCTTGCGTGGCTGATGCTCCCGCAGCGCATGGGCGATGTAGGCGTTGGCAATCCCATAAGGCGGGTTGGTGACGATGTCGAAGCCATCGCCCGCCCGCACCGAGGCAAGAAAATCGCCCACGGCCTGCACCTCGCCATATTGCGTGGTAATGCCGCGATCCTCAAAATCGGCAATGGCCACCTCATAGCCCGCCGCCTCCAGGGGTCGCAGAATGGCGCCCTTGCCCACACTGGGCTCCAGCACGGCAAGGCCAAAGCTTTCCAGCGCCAGCAGTGTGTGCATGGCCTCAACGGGCGTTTCGTAAAGATCCAGCCCCCGCTCTTCATCCGAAGCGGTCTTGGTGCCGATTGCATGGCCCGCCGCCTTTTTCAGCGCCGCCCGGCTGGGTTCAAGCCCTTCGGCTATGCGTGTCTCGACAATGCGCTCCACAAAGCCGGGATCGGCCCGCGCCGCATCGCGAAGCTGCCGCGCTTCATGCAGGCGGCGCTTGTCAATGCCGACATCATTGAGGGAAAAATGGTCCGCGTCCTGGACCTTTTCCTTGTCTGGTCTGCCGCGCAGCAGCGCGCCCTTGGCCTGCGCCTCGTCCACGGCATCCGCCATGGCAATGGTGCAGATCGTTTCAATCTTCAGCGCATCGGCCTGCATGCGCCGGGCCTTTTCAATCATCGCCCGGCTGGCCTTCACACGCTCACCGGTGCGGGCAGCGGCCTTGGCCTCGTCATAGGCAATGGAGGAAAGTTTCAATGCCTGCTGCACATCGCCCTGATCAAACAGACAACGCGCCCGCTCGATCACCTCCGGCAGTTCGGCCATATTGGCAGGCAGAATGGCGGGGGCGTTCATGGCTCACCACCCCGCCCTGTTCGCGTCTTCCAGCAGGTCGCAGACTTCCTGCTCCGTGAGCTGCAAATCCTGCGCAATGGCCGTGGTATTCATGCCGCGCTGAAAAAACGCCTGCACCACCAGTTCCATGCGGCGGCGCTTGGCAGTGAGCCGCACCTGATCGTAATTTTCCAGAAGGCCGCGCGCGCTCATGATTGTGCCCCCTGGCACTCGATGTTCCAGAGCTGGGCGGTCAGTCTGGCTGGTTGCGGACAAGATTCCCAAGAAAGAATTTCAGAAGAATCCGATGCGCAAAAAGCTGCGCCACATGCAAACCGACGCACGAAACCCCCGAAAATCAGCGATTGATTTTGGGATTGCGCATCAGTTTCAAGCGCTGCCGCCCCACACTGCGGGCAGGCATGCACTCGTCTCAACTTCTGCACATGCACCTCACCCACGGTCGCCTCCCTGGGCCGCGCCGCAGTGGCTGCAATGCCGTTCGATGATTTCTGCCGTGGTCAGCGTTTCGCCACAGGCGCGGCACACGCCAAAATCCCGCTGCGACGGCTTTGCCGCCGCCAGAGTGATTTCGCGAAAATGCCGCCGGTTGGCGCGGTCGAGAATGTCTTGCACCGGCGTCATGCTCAGCCCCTCGCCTTCACGAGGATTTCTTCCACCTGCCGCACCAGCGGCAGCCCTGCGCGGATGATGTCTTCCCGTTCGCGGGCGTCGATCCGGTTATCCGCCGTGGCATCAGCCACAACGCCCGCCAGCCGGGCAGCACTGAGCGAAAGCGAAAGCGCATCACGCTCCGTCAGCCTTGCCGCGCCGTCCGCCCCCTCATCCGGCACCAGCCGGTAGCCCAGGAGCCGCGCCATTTCGGCCAAAATCACCGGCTGGCCGGCGCGAAGATCGGCCTCAACGGCAATATCGATCGGAATCAGCGATTGCGCATGATCCGGCCCAAGCGCCGCATATTTCGACAGCGCAGAAACACCAACGCGGGTCAGGGCGGCAAAGCTGGTCACGCCACCGCCCAGCACATAGGACGCCTCTGTCGCGCCCTTCAAATTGCCGATCTGCCGTTCACTGAGCGAACGCATTAAAACCTCCGGAAACAGGTCAAGGAAACAAAACGGCCAAAGGATTCCATGACGCACCCCACGCGCATGCCTTACGCATGAGCAGGCGAACGGAGACCGGAACCAATGACGGAAAAAGGAAAACGGCAGACCGGGGAGTGCGGCCCCGATCTGCCATCATGCCGCCGCAACGCAATCCCAGGCGCGACAGCAGAAAAGAACCGGGCGGCGACGGGCACGAGGCACCGCCCGGCCCCAGACTGCGGCAGAGAGCCAACCGCAGCCCGAGAGGAAACCATGCGCGCCGCAGACTGCCGGTTGCAGCCCGCGACGCGCCGTGCAAGGTTGCGCGCGCAAACAAACCGCAACCAAGGACATGAGACCTATGAACGACGAAAGACTGGAAGACGCGAAATATGTTGGCGCCTACATCGAATCGATGGAACTTGCGCTGCGCGTTATTCTCGCCAGCCTTCCCGCCAAAAACCGCGCCTATACCCTCTCGCGCCTGAACGATTTCTACGAAAATCACCAGCTGCTGGTGGAAGACAACGCGACGGACGAAAGAATGACCCGGCGCGACGCTGCCTTCGACCTGTGGGAGGCCCTGGCGGAAACCGCCGAGGAGGAGCAAAGCATCATGCGCTCTTACAATCAGCCTCAGGACTGACAGCGTTTTCAAGCACCTTGAGGCGGGCTTCCATTCGCATTTTGTCAGCCTTTTCGCGATCCAAAGGCCGTCGCACGAATTCCTTGTCATACCGGGCGTTGCGCTGTCTCTGCTCACGCAACTGAAGCGCGGGCAAAATGATGGCGAGAACGGCGCGAGCCATAAGGTTTCTGATGTGTCTGCGCATGTCTTACTCCTGTTGGGGTTGGAAAAAGAAAAGCTCTCCGGCGCATGTGGCCCGCCAGCCGGAGAGCAGTTGCCGTGCGCCGAGGACTGGAGGGAGGAGCGCACGGGTTGGGGAGAAAGGTTGGGCGCGCTCATTCGGCGGCCTCAATGATTGGCTGGACGGCGTCAACGCCCTCAAAAACGGCGGGCTTGTTAGCCTTGAGCCAGTCGATGCGATCTGCATGCATGTCTTCAGGCGTTACGGCGCCATTCGTCAGGCGCATGATCTTCTGAATAATCGGCGCGTCCGGGCTATGAGCGCCGCTTTCATAGCGCTGATAGTTGCGTGCGTGGCCTATGCCCAGCGCTTTGGCGCAGGCATCCAGGGTCATTTTGTGCGTTAGTCGCCACTCTTTGAGCCTCATGGCTCAATATATGGCTCAATTAGCCAAATATTGTCAATCAGAAATATGGCTTAAATGGCCATTACCAACAATGGCCGAAACAGCCATAATATTTAAAAAATTTGGAAACCCCATGCGTACGAAAAAACCCATTCCGCCGAATAACATTCGGGCGCTTCGCACTGCGCGCGGCATGTCCATGGATGCGCTCGGCGCCAAGATCGGCACGGACGCATCCACCATCAACAAACTGGAAAAAGGGCGCACACGGCTGGACGCCGAAAGGCTAAGGCTGATTGCGGCCGCGCTGGAGGTGGACCCATCTGCAATTTTGGAAGACGGCCCAGAACAAGCGGAGCCAGCACCGGCGGCGCGACAGGAGCCAGCACGCCAACCGGAAACCCCCATGCTGCGCATCATGGGTTCAGCCGCAGGATCCGTCATGCAGGGCACATTCCAGATGACGGACGGCCCCGTTGACTACATCGAAATGCCCCGAGCCCTGGAGCACGCCAAAGGCATTTATGCGCTTTACGTGGTGGGAAATTCCATGGAGCCGATGTTTCGCCATGGCTCGATCTGCGTCGTCAGCGAATTCCGTCCGCCGCGCGTAGGCGATGCCGTAGTGATCCAAGAAAAGAGGGGCGAAAACGCCCCGCTTCAAGCTTCGATCGGCATTCTCGAATCACGGACGAACGGCAAGGTAATGCTGAGAAAGCTCAATCCGTCGGCCATCATTGAGTTTAAGAGCGAGTATATCAGCACCATTCACAAGGTTCTGGATTTCAACGATTTGCTGGGTGTTTAAAAAGCCTACACTCAGCAAACCCACCTCATCTGGCGCACTTCTGCATAAGGTAAGCAGCATCTTCGAGTTCGTCAGCGTAGGCGCTCAAGACCTTTCTCGCCTCAGCATTTCGCCGGTCTAGCGCCTCAAGCGCTTTACGTTCTTCGCCGGCAAACTGGGAAATTGCCTTGCTCAAGTCTACAGCTTTTGTTGCCTCAGCCATGGAGCGCACTCCGGTTGCCGCATCGACAAGGGGCTTTGCCAGGTCCTTGCACAGTGCCGCTTGAGGCTGCGAATGGGCTATCGCGCTTGTCGTGAGCACCGCGAACAGGGTGATAATATGGGCTCTCACGGCAACCTCACTTTTTGTAAGCAATGCCGGTGGCGATCAGCGCTGACCAGCAATTTTTTACCAGCGCCGCCGGATCGTTATAAACCTGCACGGAATGCACAGCATTATAGCCCCGAGCCTTCGCCTGCTGCTTCATCAGGTTGAGGGCATTCTCCCTGCTCGGCTCCGGATCCCACATCTTGTTGCGGCAAGATGTGCCTATCACGCGCTGGTCTTCCTTAGCCAAAGCAGGCCCAGTCTGCGTTATCTCGACCTCTGAGACTTCTGCGACAGACGCGCGCCCTCCAAGCCCGGTGTGAACCGGGCCGACATCGTTATTTTGAGCGATGGACCCGCAGCCGGAAACGCCAGCCGCAACGACCAGCACCAGACACACCTTCAGCCAATTCCCCTTTACCTTTTTCACAGCAGCCCCCTTTGCGCGCCAGGCGCTAAATTCCCCAAAGCAAATACAACCTTAAAAATCAGCCGCTTAAACGCAATGGCTTATTTAGCCATTTTTCGGCTTGACATGAAATGGCTTATTTAGCCATATTAGCGCCATCCACCGAGCCAAGCCATCGTCGGCCCGGTGGAGATCACGCAGCCGCCGGGTGGCGCCATCAACCCCCACTCCCCCTACGCCACCCGCCATTCCAACCACTTAAGAGGCACCCATGCGCAGCATAGTCATGCAGGCCGATCCAACCATTCAGGCGAAGCCGGGCTCTTGCCCGATGCTGGAATGGCTGCCCATTGAAAAGCTGGTGGTGGATGAAACTTACCAGCGGGATTTGCAGCGCAACAATTGGAAGGCGATTCGCGCTATCGCGGAGAAATTTCGCTGGTCGCGGTTCTCACCGGTGTTTTGTGCGCCGGTGGAGGGCGGGCGGTTTGCAATCATTGACGGGCAACATCGCGTTCATGCGGCCGCGCTTTGCGGTATTGACGCCGTACCGTGCCAGATTGTGCAGATGGATCGCGCCGAACAGGCCGAGGCCTTTGCCGCGGTGAATGGTGAAGTGACCGCTATTACGACATGGAACATTTTTCGTGCGGAACTTGCTGCCGGCCATGAAAAGGCTGTGGCGCTTTGCCGCGCCGTTGAAGCTGCAGGCTGCAAAATGGCAACCAGCAACGGCAGCAAGGCCACCAAAAAGGCTGGCACGATCTACTTCCTGGCCGCCGCGCGCGAGCTGCACACCAAATATGGCGACCGGCTAACGCAGGCGCTCAGCATTTTTTTGAAGTGTAACGGTTTTGACGACAGTGCGGAGCTATGGGCGGCAAACATCATGCACCCCATGCTGGAAGCACTGTGCAGCGCGCCGCCCTTCATTGCTCACCCCGCTATTGTCACCGCCATCGACGATTTTGACGTGTGGGCAACTGTCGATGACCTGGAGGCGGAGCGTCGGCGCCGTCGATCGCTTGGCCTGCCATTGGTCAGCGGCAAGGAAATGCTCCGGGAGGCGTTCTTCAAGCATCTGGCGGCGGAGCTTTCGCCAGCACGGGTTTCGGTCAAAGCCGCCAAGACAGCCTGATCCGCTCCGGTTGCCGCAGCTCGCCGCTGCGGTTTCCCGAGCGGACCAGGAAAGGTAGACGATATGCCGAAAGACCTTGATCACACCATCACCCGCATTCCCGTTTCTGCCGAGGCTATGGCCCGGGCGGACGCTGCGATGAACCGCAGCGAGGGTGCTTCCCTGCTTATGGGGCTTGGCCTTGGCCTTGCGCTGTGGGCGCTCATTCTGACTGTTGCGTGAGGATGCCATGGTAGCCCCCACTCAAGATCAGGCGCTGGCAAATCGCCTGCGCGCCTACCAGCTGGAAAATGACCAGCTGCGCGCAGCACTGTACCGCGCGCACCGTGAGCTGGACCCGGCCACGGATCTGACACCGCAATCCCCATTTCTGGAGCTTGCACGGCTGCCGGAAGCATTGCGGCACCAGCTCCAGCTTTTCAAGGCGGAGCTGCGCAAATCATGATCGAGATCCTTCACGATGTTTATCTGGCCGCCATTGGCGGGCTGGCATGGTGGGTTAACCCGCTCACATGGTTTGGCACCGGCTTTTTCGTGGCGGCCATCGTCATCGCCACCTCAGATCACCGTTTTCATGTGCGGCTGCTTGAGGCGAGGAAGGACGTTGCCATTCAGCGCGCGGCCATTGCTTTTGCGCTCGACCTGCATCCCACCAGAGGCGCCAGTTTTCTTGCGCATTTTCAGACGGGGGCGACTGAAAAACTTTACTCCGGCTATCCCGAATGGAGCGACTACCTCGCAACCCGCGTAGCCGCTGAGCTGGATGACCGCTCATGAGCGCGCAAATCATCCCCTTCCGCCGCCCTGCCAAGACCCGCGCCTCTGGGCTGGATGAAGCCACGCTCGACCTGCTGAATGAGGCGGAAAACTGCCTTATGACGGTGATCGAGGAAGTGGACATAGAGTGCGAAAACATCCGCCACGGCGCCAACCTTTCTGAAGGCGGCGGCCTGCGCAATGGCCGCGCGGCGATCCGCGCTGCCGAACTCACCCTTTCCCTGATCAACCTGACCAGCACCCCGGAACGCTTCGGCGACCTGTCCCGCGCTGCCCGGCTGATCGTGCAATCCATGAGGACGTGATGAGCCGAACGCCGATCACATCTGTTCCTTTTCGCCTCCACTACTCGGACGGCACCACGCAAGACATTTCCGCCACCAGCGCCGCAGAAGCCCGCGAGATGGGCAAGCGCGATGGCCTGTTGATCGAGAAATGCAAGATCATCAAGGAGACAAACTGATGGCCTCACCTTATGCAACGCACCCAGGCAATGAAGAGCTTGCCCGTTTGGCCAATTCCGGCATGCATGTGAAGCAGATGGCCAAGCGCTACCAGGTGCACCACGAAACCATGCGCCACTGGCTGCGCAAACTTGGCTTGCGCGGCGATGGCCGGGGGCACTGCATTGAACCCTGCCATGCCGCAGCAGCCAAACAGCCAACCGCCGCACAAAAGCCAAAGGCGCAAAATCCGGCCCACACCTTTCCCACCACCACAATCACCACCGATACCGGCGAAAACATCACCCTGCCGCGCATTTCAATGCATGTCGCCATGCTGGAACAGCGCGCCCGGCAGGCTGCGATGATGGAGGTTTGATATGAGACAGGTTTTTTGCCCGACTTGCGACGAGCTTGTTGAGGATTCACTTGATGTTGAGCCGGAAGATATCCAGCGCATCTATCGCGCAGTTGCCGACGGTGAGCCGCAGTTACATTTGCTGCGCCTGATCTATGACGTATTCCGCGAAGGAGCGTATTTGCGCCCACCGGAGGACGAGTTACGGCTGGCAACTACCTGCAAGGGGGGGCGGGCCAATGGCTGAAGTTCCTCTTTTTCGGGCGCACCGCTCGCAACTTTTGCCCGCACTCATGGCCGCGTTTGAGGCCGTAGAAAAACGATCCGGAATTCCTATCCTTCAAAATGTGCTTTTGAGTCCAGATGGCGACCGTTTGCTGTTGCGCGCAACGGATATGACAATCGAGGTTGAGACATCCTGCGACTTGCTGGATTGTCAGATCGACACGGCGATTACGCTTTCCGGCGAGGGTTTACGGGATATTGTTCGTAGCATGCCTGAGGCAGCGGAACTGAATTTCCTGCTGGATGAAGCGCGCGGACAGGTGCGCATTCATTCTGGCGGATCGCGTTTCGCCCTGTCTTATCTTCCCGCCGCTGGCTTTCCGTCAATTTCTGAATATGCCTCCAGCAGCCGCTTCCCAATTGATTTGCAAGGCCTGATTGCCGGCATCAACCGGGTGAAATACGCCGTCAAGGAAGACAAGGCTCGCACCTACCTTTCTGGAACCTACCTGCACCCAAGTGAAGATGGCTCACAAATCGTGGTCGTGGGGTGCGATGGGCATAACCTGGGCATCTATCAGTTTGCGGCACGAACGCCGGTCAGTTTTCGCGGCATATTGCTGCCGATCAAGACGACAGCGGCACTTGCCAAACTGTTCAGCGATTCTGGATCGGATGCAGAGATCAGCGTGTCTGAAACCATGGCGCATATCGTCTGCGGCGATATCAAGCTTACCACCAAGCTGGTGGATGGGATTTTTCCCGATTACGCACGCGTTATCCCGCGTCACAACGAGCTGCGGGCGGTCGTGCATGCCGGCACGCTTAACGGAGCCATTGCGCGCGTTTGCGTGGTCGCAAAGGACACAGACAAAGACGCGGTGGAGATTAGCCTCAAGAGCGGCACGATGAGGGTTTCCATGCTCGCTCTGGATGCCGAGGAGGCGGTTGAGGATATCCCGGCAGATTACGGCGACAAGGAAATCTCGATAAAGTTCCACGGCGATTACCTGCGAAAAATGCTGGCCAGCATTAAGACGCAGGACGTTTTAATCCGTCTGTCCGATCCGGCGACTGGAGGATTGTTTCAGCCCGCCACGGAGACGGGTGAAATATACGTCATCATGCCGAGGCGGTGATGACGATGGACATCAACGACGCCCTGCCCCACCTGCCGAAAATCCGCACCGCCCTGCAATTTGCAGCGCCGGAATGGATGACCGGCCTTGATGCCGCCACGGGAGAACGTGTGATCAGCACGCGGGAAACCCCGGCGTCGCCCGTCATCGACGTGGCGAGGCTGGCCAAGGGCGCGCCGATGGATGATGCGGACCTGCTGTTGAACGCGCGCCTATGGCTTCTCGCGCTTTACACGCTGTTTTCCGCCCGCTCGCAGCAGGTCAAGCAGCTGACTGAAGAGCTGGCCGAGCTGCGCCGCCGCGCCGCCAGCCCTGGCGGCAGGGACTATGCCGCCGAATGCGCCATGACCTGCACCAGACACGATTTCCGGCGCTATCTCATCGATCGGCATCAACTGCCTGCGGACGCCAGGCAGGAGCGCATTATCACCCGCCTGCGCTCCATTCTCAACATTCGTTCCCGCGCGGAACTCAACGCCGACCCCGCCGCCGCCCAGCGCTGGCGCAGCCTCAAGGGAGATTTTGAAGCATGGAAAAAGACATGACGCCGGAAGAAGACGCATGCCCGATTTGCGAAGCAGCTCTCAAAAAAACTGACATTTGCGCCACGGACATCGAGCTTGGAATCTGCCATGCGGAATGCCTGAAGGGCTCGCCTGTCGTTGACCTCGACACAGGCAAACCACTTGCCGACGCTGAAATCGAGACATTCACCTACGGCGAGGCAATCAATCCGTCTCATCGCAACATCCCGCCCGAGGGACCTGTCGATCCGTTTGAGCCTGCCAGCTATGCGCCGGAGTTTGTGCGATTGTCGGAAAATCGACAAGGCAACTGGATGCAAACATTCACGGGCCGTAAATTTTGGCCGATTGACCCGCGCCCTGAAGACGTATGTATCGAAGACATAGCCCATGCGCTCGCGATGACCTGCCGCTACGGGGGGCATTGCAATTTTTTCTATTCGGTCGCCGAACACAGCGTTCTGATCAGCCATCAGGTGCGCGACGAAGATGCTCTTTGGGGTCTACTGCACGATGCTGCCGAGGCTTATATCTCGGACATCATCCGTCCTGCAAAACCCTTCCTCACAAATTACAAGCTTCTTGAAAACAACCTGATGTCCGCAATTTGCGAGCGGTTCAACTTGCCGCTTGCCATGCCGGAAAGTGTGCGATGGGCGGATGAGGCTATTCTGGCGTATGAAATGAAACAGGTTATGTGCGCGCCGCCAGAACCGTGGAACCTACGCTATCGCGAGATCGGCGTCAGCATAAGCGGACTTATGCCCGTCGCAGCAAAGAAGGCTTTTCTTGACCGGTTCTACGAGTTGGTGCCAGCGGCACGCGAGGAGGGCAGCAAATGAAAAACACGGATGGAATGTCGATCAGCGAGACGTTGATCCTTATGAGCGCGCGCGGCGATATTGCGCCCTTGTCGTTGAAAGATGCTCTGGCGATTGAAACCGCTCTCACCGCCGCCTTATCCGCCCAGCCGCAGACGGTGAAACAAGAAGATTGCAAGGCGTTGTTTGAAGAATGCCAACTTGCCCGCGACGAGATTGGGTTTTTGGGCTCGGTCCCCGATTGTATCCGGTATCTCGACGCCATCATCTCTCGCAAACCAAAACCATTGGTGTATGCGCCGGAATGTTGCGGCGGGGCGATAGACCCGAAAGAACGCCGCCCTCGGCTATTGGAGCATGAGGACTGCGTGTGCTGGCGATTTTCGTATGAGGATCGTATGAAAATCGACAATGGCAACGGCGCGTCAGTCCCGCCTCGCGCGCTGGCAGACGAAGGCGAGCGGCTACGCCAGATCGATTATCTCCCGATTGATCAAAGGAAGGCCCGCGCAGCACTCAAAGGAAAGGATGAGTGATGACCGACCACGAACGTATCTACCTTGAGCAGCCGCGCGCACTAGTTCGATGCTGGTGTCAAGATAACGTTTTTGATGGCGGCGGCATTGAATATGTCCGAGCCGACATCGTGGCCGCGCAATTGGCAGAAGCCCGCAACAATGCGCTGGAAGAGGCTGCCAAGGTTGCTGAAGATGAAGGAGTGACGAGTGCTGACCTCACCAGTCTTGGCGCTTGTCTTCGAGACGGCCGCATTGCCGCCGCCATCCGGGCGATGAAGGAGATGCCATGACCACTCCGGCTATCGTCAAATCCGCAGACCTCAAACGCATGGCCGACGTGGCAAAAGCAAAGGGCGTCACCGTGTGGATTGAAGCTCCGGACGGGAGGAAGATCGGCGTTTCCCCCGACCTCGACAAAATTGAAAAGTCGCGGAAGAATGCCGAGAAGGAAGAGATTGATTTCTGATGGATGCTATGCCGCGCAGACCGTTCCTGTCTCATGAGGTGACCCGCCACGGCAGGAGGGTTTGGTATTTCAAGCGCAACGGGAAACGAACCCGTATGCCCGACGAGTACGGCACGCCTGAATTCAACGCCGCCTATGAGGCAGCCCTGTCCGGCACAGCGGCGCGCCCGGCCCCGGCAAAACCCCAATCCGGCACGCTCAAGTGGCTAGTGGAGCAATACAAGCGCAGCGCCGTTTTCGCAGCGCTGGCCCCATCTACCCGGATCATGCGGGACAATATCCTCAAACAAGCCCTGGCCGATCCGAAAACTGCAAATGCTCAGTTTATCAACGTCGAGCGATCACATATCAAAAAGGGCATGGATAAGCGCGCCGCCACCCCAAACGCGGCGAATAACTTTTTGAAAACCATGAGCCATCTGTTCAGATGGGCGGTCGAGGCTGGGCACCTCGATGTCAATCCCGTGCTTGGCGTCTCGAAAATTTCAGTGAAAACTGACGGCTTCCATACCTGGACCGTTGGTCACGTCGAGCAGTTTCGCGCCTACCACCAGTCCGGCACCCGTGCCCGGCTGGCTATCGACATCATGCTCTTTCTCGGCCTTCGTCGTAGCGATGCCGTGCGGGTCGGTCGCCAGCACATGAAAGACGGCGTCATCTCGATCAAAACCCAGAAGACCGGCGAATGGGTGTATCTGCCGGTCTTTCGCCAGCTACAGGAATCAATCGACGCTGCACCGACAGGCGATCTCGCATTTCTCACCACCGAACGGGGCCAGCCCTTCGCCAGCGCAGCATCATTTGGAAACTGGTTCGCTAAACAGTGCAAGGCAGCAGGACTGCCGGACGAATGCCGAGCCCACGGTCTGCGGAAGGCCGGTGCCACGATTGCCGCAGACGAAGGAGCCACGGCTCACGAACTGATGGCAATGTTCGGATGGGCGCGCCTGGATATGGCGGAGATGTACACCCGAGAGGCCGACAAAAAGCGGCTAGCAAAGGGTGCTTCGGAACGGTTGGCGAACAGACTTTAGTCGCACCCTATTCCCCGAGCGGTCGCACCTTGAACAATATCAAACACTTAATGATATGTTTGGCGACCCCTGCAGGATTCGAACCTGCGACCTAGTGCTTAGAAGGCACTTGCTCTATCCAACTGAGCTAAGGGGCCGTTCTTGCTCGGTGGAACCAAGCCGGGGGGAACCACTACCCAAGCCCGATGGCTGAACAAGTAGCAGTCGATCAGAGTTTTTTGGCAATCTTACCGCCACTGGCCCGCACGAAATAATGCAGGCCAAGCGCAAGCGGCTGTCAGTGCGTCCAGGGCTGGAGGCGGCTGAAACGGAAATTGTCGGAATAGGACACAGACTGACGACGGGCTTCCTTGGGCTGAATGACCCGATATTCTATCCCGTTTTTCTGAGCATAGGCTTCCGCCTGCTCCTGGGTTTCGAAGGTCAGCTTCACCTGCTGGAGCATATCCGATGAGGTCGTGTAGCCCATCATGGGATCGATTTTGCGCGGCGTCGATGCGTCGAATTCAAGGATCCAGAACTGGGTCTTTGCCTTGCCGGACTGCATGGCCGTTTTGGCCGGACGGTAGATCTTCGCGGACAT